CTGCCTGAAAGCGTTCGCGCAAGAGTTCCTAAGGCAGATTGGCTTGACAACCCTGACGCATGGGATAGGGATGTATTTGTAAAAGAAACCTCGGAATTCCTTTGGGAAACCTACGGCATTGGCAGCAACCAAGACAAGCATGTATTGGCGGCACTGGCTAACCAGATGGAGATTTACATTAAATGTATGAAAGGCGTGGCTAAAAATGGCATTGTGACCACTTTTAACAATGGCGCAACGGTTGGCCCTAACCCTTATCTTTCGGCTGGCGACAAAGCGTTGTCACGCGCCGTGGTGCTGATGAACGAATTAGGGCTTACCCCGCGAGGCAGATTGGCTACCAATAAACAAGAAGGTGGCAAATATTCTAAATTGTTGGCTGGCCCATAAGATTTTGTCAAGTCGAAGCGTTATCTATGTTTTGTAATAAAGATCAGTTCGGGTTAGAACTGGTAACGCTGGCGAAAGGTGGGGCTACAAACAAGCCGCAATACATTACAGATCACGGAAATATATGAATTATGAAGATGGCATTATGTATGCCGTACAAGTGGCAAGAGGCGAAATTGCAGTTTGCCGCAATATTCGATTAGCTTGCCAGAGATTTCTTAATCAGCTAGAGGATAAAACATGGGCGTGGGAATTTCATATTAAATATGTGGATCATGTTTTAGAGTTTATTTCTACACTGCGGCACACCAAAGGACCTGATGCTGGTAAACCTTTGTTATTGGAGCCTTTTCAGATATTTACTATTTGCGCCATTTATGGTTTTAGGTCTAAAAAAGATTTAAGCAAAAGAATGGTCACGGATGTAATTATTTTTATTCCTCGCAAAGCCGGTAAATCCACATTGACTGCGGCAATTGCTCTTTATGAGTTGGCGTTTGGCGAAGCTGGCTCTGAAGTCTATTCGCTGGCAACAACCCGCGATCAAGCATCCATTGTTTTTCAGGCCGCAACAGGCTTTATTGATGCCATGCCGCCAGATGTTGCTGCTTTGTACAACACCAATCGTCACAACATTATGAAGGCTGGCGACATACAGTCCATGTTTAAAGCACTGTCTCGGGATGCCAAAAAGACTGGTGACGGTATGAACCCATCTTGCGCCATCATTGACGAAGCGGCGCAGATTGTGGACAGAAACAGTATTGAGGTGTTGCACTCGGGTATGGTGGCCCGTCAAAACCCGCTGCGAATTTATATTACGACTGCTAGTTTTACCAAAGAAACAAAGTTTTATGAAGACATGACAATGCTTCAAACTATGTTGACAGGCGAAGCTGAAGATAATCCCCGTTGGTTTGGTTTGTTGTATAGCCTAGACCCCGGTGACGATTGGCGTGATCCGTTAACATGGGCCAAAGCAAACCCGATGCATGGCATATCTATTTTTGAAGATGCTATTGCACAACGGGCAGAGGAAGCAAAGCATAAACCAGCGGCGCTTAACGAATTTCTTTGCAAGACTCTTAACATCTATGTTTCGGCAAACAGCGCATGGGTAGATCGAGCATATTGGGATGACGATAAGTGCAAAATTGTCGAGAAGCGTGAACCAGAATCTGTTTTTATGGGTTTTGACTTGGCGGCAACTCGTGATTTAAATGCTGTTTGCACACTAAAAAGATACGCTGATGATGACTATGAGGTTGAATTTAAGTTCTTTTTGCCAGCGGATGGATTAGATTTAATTCCCAAACATTACAGCGACATTTTTAGAGTTGCTAAAAATTCAGGCATTTTGCACATCACTGAAGGCAACGTCATGGATGACCGCGAAATTAGCGATTACATCATTCAGCAATGCGCCAAGTACGATGTGAAGGAAATTGGCTTTGATGCTTACAATGCCGCAAGCCTTGTGGCTCGGCTAAATGATGCTGGTTTGCCTGTTAAAAAAGTAGGCCAAGGCATGGCTGTTTTAAGCAATCCTAGCAAGCACGTTGAAAAATTATTGATGGGTTACAGTATCAAGCACGATGGCAACCCTTTTTTGGGCTGGCAGCTAGGCAACTGTGAAGTCTATGAAGATGTGAATGGAAACATCAAGATTCGTAAAAATGAATCTGACAAATCTGCAAAAGTTGATGGTATCATTAGCTTAATCATAGCAATGCATTGTTCGCTTGATAACGCAACGCAATCGGGGTTTGGCTTTCGTACTTTTTGAGGTGCAACATGGCAATACTTGACATTTTCAAACGGAAAGACAACAAAACCAAAGAGTCCAATACACTTTTTGGACAAACTGCGTTAGGCAATAACATTGTTTATCAAGGCAGTGACAAACGTGCTGGTGTTAACACTCAAATTCTGTATGTAACCACTGCAAGCACCACTACCGCAGGTCGCCCTGTTGATATGTCTGTGCTGACTCGTAACAGCACGATCATGTCTTGCGTTGGGGTTAAGGCTCGGGCTTTGGCGCAATTGCCAATTAAAATTTGTTGCGAAGCATCGGACGGTAAAACAGTTGATGCTGTAAAAAGTGAAGGCGTTGGTCCAAGAGACAGAGCCAAAGCCAAGCAAGTCGCCAAGCTGCTAGGCAACCCTAACAACTTCCAAAGCAAGTATGAATTCTGGTATCAGTGGCTGATGTGGTACGAACTTTCTGGCGAAGCCTTTACCCTGTGGTGGAGGAAAGACCAAAACAGTTCTACCGAAACTCCGCTTGAAATGTATGTGCTGGATTCAACGCTGATTGCGGTAAACATCACGCCTACACGTTATCCAACTTTCCGTTTGTCTACGCCAAGCTACGGCTTTAACAAAGACCATGAGTTTAAATATTTTCAAGTCATGCATGGCAAGGAAATGGCGTGGCAAGGCTCGGCTGGCTTTAACAAAGCTATTCTGGCGACTGAACTGGTTGGCCTTGACCAAGACATCGACTTGTATGCCAACTTTGTCATGCAGAACGGTGCAAAGCCTTCTGGAATGTTTGTCACCGACCAAGTTATCCCTGATGGCAAATACAAAGAGATTGCAGCCCGTCTGAAAGAGGCGTGGAACAACATGACAGGCAGCAAGACCAGTGACCCGAGCAAACCGGGACAAGGTATGTTGCTGGATCAAGGCATGAAGTATCAAAAGCTGGAGATGCTGACCCTGCAAGACACTGATGCTGCTGCTTTAAAGTTAATGACAATGCGCCGAATTTGCGGTTTGTTCGGTGTGCCGCCTTCTATGATTGGCATCCATGATGGTAAATTCAACAACAGCCAAACGGCTTTGGATGAGTTTTACAAAACCACCATGTACCCTACAATTGTTAATATTCAACAGAAATTGACGCAGCATTTGCTTGAAGGCTACCCGTCTTTATGCGTAGAATTTGACACCAAGGATTTCCTAAAAGGTGCGCCTTTGGATCAGATGAATTTTGCGACTGCTGGTGTAAAAGGTGGAATAATGACACCAAACGAAGCCCGTAACTATATGAATTTGGCATCCAAAGAGGGTGCGGATGAATTGGTTAAAAACGCTAAAGATGCCGAGCCAGTTCCCGGTACAAGCAGCCAAGACACGGGCGGCGGCGGTGGAAATCAGACAAGAAAAATGAATATTGGCACTACTTGATATATCATGCACACTGATACACAATATCTGGTAGCATTAGCCAAACAGGTCAAAAGACCTAAACAGTTGCCTGTACTATTAGGGCAACCCCCTAAAATACAGGACAATAACCAATCCATTGCTTTAGGGGCAATAAATGAAGACACTGAATCTTATCTGCGAAGCCAAGCTAAATCTCAACGAGAAAGCTACCAACGGTCAACCAACTGGTCTGATTGAGGCTCGCGTTACGACATTTGGCCCAAGAGAAGGGGCAGATGGTCGCAAGTTCTTTTATAAGCCAGAAGGCTTTATGCAATGGGCTAAAGAGTTTGCCGAAATGGGCCGACCACTTCCCATGTACGTTAATCACAATGCTGACGCTATTCCTGTTGGAGAGTGGACAAGCATTGAAATGGATGACGAAGGTATGGACGCATCTGGCCGTTTGTATCTCAACACCACTGCTGGCAATGACCTTTATCAAGTGATGAAGGAAAGCCCTAATATGTTTGGTGGCGTTTCTGTTGGCGCTTATGCTGAAGAATATCAATGGGTTATGGAAGATGGAACGCCATACACAATGGGTTCCGATGATCCATATGAAGATGGTTATTTTCAAATCACTAAAGGCGGTTTGCGTGAAACCAGCGTTGTGATGTACCCTAATAACATGGCAGCAGAAATCAAGAAGTTGGAATATTTCCGGCCTGATGGTTCTGCTGATTTGAAAGTATTGGAAGAAGCCTTGCGGGATGCAGGGCTGTCCAAGAGCGATGCGGTCGCTGCCGCATCAACATTCAAGAAAGTGCTGGAGCAGCGTGATGCTGAAACGGTGGCTATTGAAAATGCGCCACAACAGAGTGATTCTGGTGCGGAAGCGACCGAAGCAGAAATTCTCGCGGCTCTTGAGCAACGTGAACTTCTAAAACTCCTTGACAAACGACTTAAAGGTTAAATCATGTCCCAAGTTATCCTCGAAAAACTGGATGCTATCGAAGCTAAACAAGCCGAAAGCATCACTGCTGTTGAAGCAAAAATTCCCGCTGCTGTTGAGGCTGTAAAAGCTGAAATGGCTGAAATGGTGTCTGCTCTGGAAGCCAAAGTTGCTTCCATTCAAATGCCTGAGTTCATTCGCACACCCGCAAAGACTGTTCGCCAAGATGTGAACCGTCATGTGCGTGAGCAACTGAGCCAGTTCTACAAAGGCAACAACCGCTTGGAAAAAGAACTGCAAATCTTTGCAGATGAAAGCCAAATGGACGCTTACTTGAAAGAAGCCTCTGCTTTGACCGCTGGCGGTGATGGCAAGGGTGGTCGTACTGGCTACGATCCTACCTTCACGGCTCTGCGTCTGATGAACCCAATGCGCGGTCTGTCTCGCACTGTGGCTACTGATGGTTCTAGCTATCAGTTCCGTGTGCGTACGGGCAACCCCGGTGAAGCATGGGGCTATGGCATTCAAAACAACGGTGCAGCCACCACTGAAGACACAAGCATTTGGCAAATGGTTCTGCAAGATTTGAACGTGCAGTTCCCAATCCGTACTGCTGCTCTGGACGATATTGATGGCTTGGAAGCTGTTGTTGTTGACGATATGCTGGCCTCCTTCAGTCAGAGTGAGGCACTTTCGATGGTGGCGAACAATGACCAAGTTGCCCAAGGCGTGAATAACCCCTACGGTGGAACTAACGGTTTGCGCGGCCTAGATAGTTACGGCGGTTCTAACGCTACCTACACTGGTGGCACAACTTCTGCTGCTGCTTTTGGCACATCTGGCACTGGCTCTACAAGCGGGCTGCACTCGCTGGCTACTTATGACCAACTTACTTCTAACGTCAACACTGTTGGTTTGAACAACATTGCTTACAAAGACGTTATTAACTTGGTAATGGCTTTGCCGCAGCAGTATTGGACTCCTAACGCTAAGTTTATGGTCAGCCCAATCTTGGCTCAAGCTATTCGTGGTCTGCAAGACACCAATGGTCGTCCAATCTTCAACTCTACTGAGTCGTTGATTCCTGATGGCATCATTGGTAATATGCTTGGCTTTGATGTGGTGATGAACCGTTACTTGGATTCTCCTTTCCAATCTACAGTTGGCGCTGCTGGCACTACTAGCCTGTACCCAATGTATTTTGCTGATTGGAGCCGCTTCCACACAATCGTGGATCGCTTGAACATGGTTATGCGCCGTTATGACCAGACTCTGCCCGGTTTCATAACCTTTTTCGGCGAAAAACGCCTTTGCACCAGCGTTCGTGATCCGAATGCGGGTGTGCGTTATCGCTCGACAGGCACAGCAGCCTGATAAATTGGAGGGGGGTAATTCCCCCTCCTTTTTGTGCCAACAATTTAGGAACTGTTATGACTATTACCGAACGCATCCTGTCTGGAATTAAGCAAACCTTGGAAACTGGCGATAAAGTCACGATTGACTTGCGCGAGGCATCTGCTATCACAGGCTCTGGTGACGGGGTTGGTGGTCGTACCTTTTTTGACAACGCATTTGCTGCACTGCGCTTTGCAAACCCAATTCGTGAGATGTCGCGTGTTATCCCTGCATCTGGCTCAAGCGTTCAGTTTGTTGCCAAAACAGGTAATGCGACAAACTCAACAAACCCATTTGGCTATACGTTTACGCCTAACAGCGGTTCGCCAAACATTGACACATCTATCTGGCAACTGCCTACCCGAGTTATCTCTGCACAACTGCCTGTTCGTTCAGCGGTTATGTCGGATGTGAACTACCTAAATGAAACGCTTGTTGAAGATTTGATGCTGGAATTTGCCAATATCGAAGGCGCTTCAATGGTGCTGAACAATGACCAAGCTGGCTCTACCACAACAATCAACGGCGCGACAAACGGTTTGCGCGGTTTGAATATGTATACAAGCGCAGCATCGTCTGCATTTGGTACAAGTGGCACAGCAATCACCAACGGCATCCACTCAATTGCCACATACACTCAAGCGGCTGCTGCTGTGTCGTATTCCGACCTAACAGATATGGGCCGTTTGTTTCCTGCTCAGTATTGGAATCTTCCCGGTACGGCATGGATGATGCACCCGCAAACAATTCACGAATTGCGTAACCTTGGCCCCGGTACAGCCGCAATCCGAGAGTTTGCTGAAGTTGGTAGTGACGAAGGCGGCGCTGTTGTAAATATCTTTGGCTTCCCTGTAATTGCTAACCCGAACATCCAAACAACAGGCGCTGGTAAGTTCAATATTTACTTGGCTAACTGGCCTCGTTTTGTGACTATTGCTGATGTGGAAGAAATGACCATTCAGGCAATGGAGCAAACTGCTCCCGGCTTCATTACCCTATATGCGGAAAAGCGTCTGGTAAGTACCGTTCGTGACCCGTTTGCTGGCATCCGTCTGGTAGGTGTCTAATGGCTTTCGATAACTATCAATACGCTGCGCCTTTTGGGGCGCAAACGCGCAATCCATTTAACTATGCAAAAGTTGAACAGATTGGCCGTGATAGTTCATCGTTGTGGTTGACGCTTGCTGAAATGAGAAACCAACTGAACTTGTTTGACGATACAAGTCAGGACACATACATTTCTGCGCTTGGAATTGCCACTAGACAAGCAATTGAAGATTATTTGGGAATGTCTATTCTGCCAGTGACATACCGTGTGTATTACGGCACTGAAAGTTTGGTGGCATCTCCGATTAGTTTTGATTTGCCTGAAGTCAGTCAAAACGCCAATCCAGCATTACCGGGATTGACAGTGACTTCTGTTGGTTATTGGAACGATGCGTTTCCACCAGTGTTTGTAACAATCTCAGGCGCAGATTATTACTATGATGTTTCCGGCAACAAAGTAATTGTCAACAACTTGCCGACTGATGTTAATTCAGTGATGACTGCGCCAATTATTTTGCAATACACAACTGTTGCAAACCCATTGTCGGCTTATCCTGTAATCAAACAAGCTGGATTGTTGTTGCTTACGCATCTGTATAACAACCGATCAAACAGCACAGACATTCAGCTTAAAGACATTCCGTTTGGCGTGACTACGCTTTTACGCAGTTACAAACCTTTGGTGATGTGAAATGGCAATTGCTCGTTTTGAAAACATCAACGTCAACAATCTAACTTTTACGAAGTCAGATTTTGGTGAGTCTGCGACTGTTCAGGCATTGTGGTTTGCAACTCGGGCAAGAGTTTCTGATGTGTCAAACAGCGTAAAGATTTCAGAAAAGTATCGTTTGTATCAAGACATGACCAACTTTACGCTGAACTACACGCCAAACATGAAGACGATAGTGGATAACCAAAACCTCTATTCAATTACATGGCGTGGCAAAGATTGGCGTATTGATAATGTGCGTGAGTCTGATGACAGAATGAATGTTACTTTCATGTGTTATCGCTCTGATCCAGTTACGGCGGTCTAATGGCAACTCAACTAAATCCTGTTGTCTACGGCAAAGCTATCCAGTACCAACTGGCTAACATTGTCACGCCAGTGCCTGTGTATGCGGCTTTTAACCGCAACTTTGCAACGCAGCCTAAGTTCATTACCTGGATGCTGCGTAATGTGCATCAACCTGTATATACGGGTACACAGCAAAGCAACAAAGGCATTGATCGACCTGTATTTCAGATTTCTATTTTCACTCAACAGATTGAAGATGGATTTACAATATCAAATCAGATTCTGCAAGCCTTGCATGGGTATAGCGGGATTTTGGGAAGTCCGGCAGATGGCTTTTACATTTCTAAAGCCGATGTTATGTGGCTCTACAACAGTTACAACGATGAGGAAAAATTGGGGCAAATCTTTTTAGATTGCACCATTGACATTCCGGCGTAAGACAAGACAATTGTTCAACTCTTAAAGGATACTCAAAATGGCTTTACCAAACAAAGTTCTTCCCGGTTTTACCGCTGCGTTGTACGCACAGCCCGGAGCGACTCCTACTCCTTTGACAATTGCACAGTTGTCCTTGGTCGCTAGTGTTTCTCCTATTGCTGTTGTCGGCAACCTTATCCCTGTGGAAGCAATCCCTGCTTTCGGCATGGATGACGCTGTTGCTAGTTTCGGCGTGGCTGGTTCGCGTCAATCTGACAAAATTCCAGTACAAGCTGCTCCTACCAGTTTGACAATTACGGCTGCATGGAATCCCGCCGACACCAACTTGCTGTTGATGAGAGCAGATGCTTATTCTGGCGTGATTGACCGCACGTTTGTGATTTCGGCTACTGAGGGTGCAAACATCGTTTATTACGCCTTTAACGGGCGTGTAGGCCAGTTCCAGATTGACCCTGCTCCCGGTGCTGAAGCTAAAGCTACATTTACCGTTCATCCCCGTGGCAACCAGTTTGGTTGGTCTAACAACGCTTAAGGAGTCATCATGGCTATCCCTGCAAAAGTTCTTCCCGGTTTTGCTGCATCGCTTTGGATGCAATCGGCTGCTACACCAACTCCATTGACAACAGCTAACCTGTCGGTCTGGACTGCACAAGTTGCTACCATTGTTGGCACTGTAGCTAACGGCACTGGCGCTGCTGGTGTTGCTGTGCCTGTTGAGGCCATCCCTGCCTTTGGTATGGATGACGCTGTGGCAAGTTTCGGTGTTGCTGGCTCCCGCCAAAGCGACAAAATTCCTGTGCAAGCAGCGCCTACAAGCATGACTATTACGGCTGCTTGGAACCCTTCTGATGCAGCATTGCTTCAGATTCGCGCTGATGCTTATTCTGGTGTTGTTGATCGCACTTTTGTAGTCGCAGCAGTTGAAGGCGCAAACACTGTTGCTTATGCTTTCAATGGTCGCGTGGGTCAGTTTCAAATTGACGCTGCTCCCGGCGCTGAAGCCAAGTGTATGTTTACAGTTCACCCGCGAGGCAACCAGTACGGCTGGTCGAACAACACATGACCGTTTCAGACGCAATTGAAGCTATTGTGACCAGCTACGGCGACATTGAACTTGTTGCCCGTGGCATGGTAGTTGATGCTGATGAGCTTGCAAGCGCCACAGCAGCACCAGACACAGCAGAAGCCATTGCATTGGCATTGCTTAGAAAATACAACGTGACATACCCTGTCATTGAAGAAGTTGCAGAAGAACCCGCACAAGACACAACAGAGTAAAAGACATGATAGTAAAAGACAATAATGACCTTCTAAATTTTCTTGTTGCCCAATCCGATTCGTCAAAGAATTGGTTTGGGTTTCAACAACAGAAAATGACAGCAATTGTTTTGGCGCATGAAATTGCAGCTAGACACGCAGACAAGATGACACCCAAT